CCGAGCTCCGTGTCGGCTCCCGTGTCGTCACGGGTGGGGACAAGGCCAAGGTGGTCGCCACCTTCGCCTACCCCTACTCCGTGGTGAACACGACGACGGGCGTGACGTCCGTCGAGAGCCGCGAGCTCTTCCGGCTCGAGTACACCGGCGACAACGCCATCCCGTCCGCGGTGCGCGACGAGGCCATCAGCCAGGGGATGAACCTCCTGGCCTCGGCCCACGTCGTCGCGCAGCTGAAGGAACTGGCCGCCGCAACCTGATCCCGGTTTCGACCGGGGGGGGCTAACGCCCCTTCTAACAGAGGTACTCGATGAAACAGACCCTATCGCCTGAGGTGAAGGATCTTGCGCTGAGAATTTATCAGCGTATCGGCACCCCCTTAGCCCGCAACTTAATTGATGCGGTACACAGGGGAGATTGGGACACCATTGCTACATGCAAGGTTGATCCGAAGGCTTATACCTCTTCGCAGCAGTACTTCCTAGACGCCTCCGCGGCGTCGCTGCTACGTAAGTATAAGGACTTGCCGTGCACGTTTGACAAGGAGGGCTCCGCCCTCCAAAGCTGGCGTGCCGGTGAGGTTGACTGCTTCAACACCAATGAACGACTATCGCCGTACCTCGAGGGTTTAACCCACCCGAGATGTAACGGCGACGTGATGCACCACATCGGTCGCATTCGCGAAAAGATAGCCCACGTTCTAGGCCGGGCGCCGTCCATGGACGACCTCCGACCGAAACATGGTCCAGGAGCCACCTTCTCCGATAAATCCGTGTGTGCAACAGTCGCGCACAAAATGCAAAACGAAGCCTCTCTCACCAGCAGTGCGGTGTGGTTCCTACTCGACTGGGTAGGAACTGCATGGGGCCGTGAGGCCCTGAGCCGTAATGCTCGTCCCGTCTTCGTCAGGGGTAATCGGTTCTCGACCGCCCCAAAAGACTCGACAAAGGATCGACCCATCGCGGTTGAGCCCAGCGTCAACGTCTTCTACCAACTGGCCCTCGGGCTGGAGGTTCGCCGGCGCTTAAAGCGCGTCGGAATTGACCTAGACATGGGGCAGGATGCCCATAGGCTGCTTGCTCGAAAGAGCAGTATGTCTGGTATCCTCGCCACATTGGACCTGAAGAACGCTAGCGACACGG